TGTCGATCTGGTCAGCGTGGCGGTTGAGATATTCGGCGGCTTCGCCAACTTTCCCGCCTTGCAGCATGGATTCGATGACGCCAGAATGCAACGGCGTAAAGAGCTTTTGCCGAGCGGCTGTGATCTGTGCCGCATCTCGGTTTTGGTCCCAGCCGTTTCTGGCGATCGTTTTGTCAAGCACGCTTTGAATCGCCCGCTTGGACTGCTCAAGTAACGCAGGAATACCCCACAGCGCCACGCCTTGCTGGGTGGCTACACTGACCGTATCGGCTTCTTGCTGCTGCTCGAAATGTCGCTGCTGCTGGAGCATGTGCTGCGACACCAGCCCATAGAACTGCTGCTGCATCTGCGCGGAGATATGCGCCGCGGCTTGCCGTTGCGCTTCATTCCCTAGGCCGCTCGTCAGTTGCTTGAGCTGCGCATCGAGCTTTGCCGTGTATTCATCGGCCAGGCTTTTGCCGTCGGGGCGCTCCAGCGCGTTGCGCCCCTGTTGTTGCAGCGCCTCGATGGCCAGTTGTGTGCGGGCCTTGATGGCTTCAATTTGCCACTCGTCGATGCGCGCTTGGTTGGCTTTTCGCAGCTCCTCGATGCGTGCTTGGTTGACTTGCTGCTGCATGTCAAGGGCGATCTTGCCCAATTCACTGCCCGCCATCTGCATGGCGCGGCCCATTTGCTGCGCTTGTTGCCCGGCCACGTCCGGCATATCCGACACGACCAGGCGAGCTTGCGGCAGTGTGTTGGGGGTGGCTTGGAAACTATCGTAGGTCGGAACGCGCGGCATAGGGTCACCACTGAGACGCCAGCATGGCGGTTTGTTGCGAGAACGGGTTGGTGCCGTACTTAAGCGCCGTCATCGGGTGAAAGCCGTACAACCCGCTGGATGCACCGGACTTGTTGAAGGCATACCAAGAGCTTGCGACACTGCCAGCGCTGCCAAGCAGAGAACTTGCCGCTGAACCGAATGGGCTGATGAGACCGGCTGTTGCGCGCTTGGTCAAGGCTTCATTCTGTAGGTTCATGGCTTGCGTGCGATAGCCCCAAGCATTCATGAGGGCGTTCAATTCCAGCGTGTTCTTGTCGATCTCCCTCATGATGTCAGTTGAGGCTTGAATCTCGGCCGCGTTGCCTGTGCCCAGATCAATGCCGTTGGCCGCCATCGCCGTGCGCTGGCTACTCTTGAGTTGCCCGGCTTTGAGCGTAAGCGCACCGACCTGTTGCTGGCCCTGATAAAGCGCCGATTGCGCGCCCTGTTCGGCAATGCGCGCGTTGATGTCGGCGACGGCTGCTTGCCCTTTCAGGACCTCTTTTTGCGTTGCTGCGCTGAAATAGCTGCCGATCGCCGATGACGCAGCACCACCGATTTGGCCGATCAACGAAGCCGTTGCTAATTGGCTAGCAGAGAATCCCATACTCAACACTCCGAGAGAATGGTCAAACGGTAATGCGCGCCCCGTCGGATACGCGCACACTAGCCTCCAATAACAACCTCGGCAGTCATGCTCACTACGGTGAGGGGCAGCGGATCCGACTGCCGCACGAAGATGTGTCCGCTATCCGCCCACGAAGGCGTGAGGACGATGGGGATTTCCTCGCTTTTCAACTCAGGCGGCGTGCCGTAGTCTTCCGTGGTGCGCTGCTTGGCCTCGGTCAACTGGTCGGCGCTGGGGCCTACGAAGATGCCCGACGAACGATAAACGCGCAGCCACACCTTATTGACGTTCTTGACCCGGCCTTGCCCGAAGCTGCCGTCTTGTAGCGGCACGGCAAGCGGCAGGGTTTGCAGATCGGCGGTAATTGGCAAGCCAATATGCACCGTGCTTGCCTCAATGTCGAGCGTGATTGCACCGCCCGTGACAACGCGCTGCGGATGCACCGCGCCATCGGCCAAGATGTTGACGGTTTTTCCTTCGAGGTGAGACAGGCCGCTGATAACATCGGCCGGCGCCCCCGAGTAGGTTGCCCCGCAATCGACAAAAAAGGCATCTTCCGGGGCGCTGAACTGGCGCGAGGCCATGCGCTCGACGTAGCGCTTGACCTGACCATTGATTGTGCGCCGGATAACGCAATACAACACGTCCTCGCCGCCTTCAGCAACCACGGTGCAGGACTCGAACTCGCCGTCTGTGTCGTGCCAGTGCCAAGCGCCGATCTGCTGCTCGGGCACATAGGTGAGGCCCAGCAGCTTGCCCGATGTAGAGACAAACCAGACGATCGGCTGGGGCGCCTTGGCGTAGGCCATATCCACAATGTCGAACGTGTCGAACAGGTGTGGCGCGCGCAGGGATAAATCCCCGGTAATGAAGCCGTTGGCCTGCCAGTTGTAGGCCAGTTCGCGCACGTGGCCGCCGCGTGCGGCACCGTAGATTAACGTGTTGTTGATGATGACCGGCTGAACGTTGGAAGCGCCCACGTAGGACTGCGGGCGCACACTGATGGTGCTCGGCGTGATGGCGTCGCTATTGACTGACGTAACCCGCCACTCGGCCGATGACGTGAGCAGCAGCAGCTGGGTGAGCGGCACAACATGACGAATGGTGTTCGCCTCGCGCGCGGCCACTCGGAAGGCGATCCGGTCGTCGTCGCGGATCGGCAGTGAGTAGCTCATGTTCGCTTCGGTGCCGCTTTTTGTCATCCATATGTTTTGTGGCTTGTTGATCGTGCCTGCAAAGCATCGGCGCTGCTCAAAGTAGGACACGGCGCCGGGGTAATCGCCGGCCGCATTGAACACGGTTTCGTAGATGGGCGGTGTTTTGGAAAGGTCGGGCGAGATGTTGTCATCGACAATGGATAGCCCAGCGGTCTGTCCGATGTAGCCGTAAAGGCCGCCTTGCAGTTTATAGACGTTGTAACGCGAAGCGCCGTTTACAGCTGCCCATGAGATTGTCACGGTAGCGCCGGTTTCAAACAGGTTGCTTCCCACGCTCGATGAGGGGGATGCCGCCGATTCGCTGATCCCTTCGGAGTCAATCGCCGTGACCACGTAGTGATACGTGTATTTGACCACAGTATGACCGGCCGCCACCAGTGTGGGGGCGCCCGGGGCCGCAATCGAAGCCGCAAAAGAGATGGTCGTCAGCTGCCAATTGGTTGGCCCCAGGCGGCGTAATTCGCGCGGCGCGTAGTTGGGATGCACCAGAGTGATCACGTCGGCTGATTGGACATAGTGAATGTCAAACAGATCGGCCTCGGCATAGGGGTTGGTAATCTCATAAGGCGAACCGCTGTGCATCAAGGTTGCACCCTGAGTGTGGAAACGAAAGTACCCCGCGCCCATCTCAATGACCATGGTTTGTGTAGTCGAGTAGGTGAAGGGGATCAATCGCGTTTTTTTGGTCGAGTCCTTCACCTCTCGCACGAAGGTGAATCCGGGCCTGTTCTCGGCAGGCCCTTGTGGCTTGGTGATGAAGTTGCGGCAGCGGGCAAGGCCCGATTGATACTTGGCGTCATCTAAGCGCCCGAACATTTCCGGGCTAATCTCGCCGCCTGCGAATGAGCGTTGAAGGGTGCGGATGTTGGCCACGGGTTATCTCCTTGCGATCCAGTCAGGCGTATGTTCCGGTCGTACCTTGCGCTGGTTGGCGTCCGATACCTTGGCGTTGGAAAACGCAAGCAAAAAACTTTGTAGGCACGCCTTCGCCATGGCCGCCCCCGCGTCGCCCTTGACCACCGGTCCGGCCAGGTAGGAAGCAAGCAGCCAAGCAAGCGCGTCGACGAAAAGCGGCGAGAACATCGTGGTGTCGGTCACGCGCGCAACGAATCGCAGGGTCGCATCATCCTCGTTGGTCAGGATGATGGGTACCCCGTTGGCGTCGCTTTCCGTCTCATAGGGTTGCGTTTCTTCCTCATTCGACGCAGTGGCCGATAGTACTCCCAGCAGTTTCAGCGCATTGTTGGGTGCTGCATAGGCAAATAGCCAGTTCCAGGACGGAACGGTCAGCTTGGCAAGCTGTACGCGCCGGGTGGCGAATTTCCACGCGTGCATCTCCAATAAGGAATCCCGGGCGATGGGGTAAAAGCGGGCGCAGTGCTCCGCTTGCGCAGACCCTTCGGGCGGATCAATGCTGGCTACCGTGGCGTCGTCGCCCAATCGGGCAAGCGCCAGATTACAAATGTCGACTTCGGATGCCATCCTCTACCCCTTAAAAATACGGGGGCACTAAGGCCCCCACAATCCGCAATACTACGGAGGAAACAATCAAACCGTGTCGCCGGCCAGGCCTTCGACGGCTTGAGCCTCGGGCTTCTTGCTGCCCTTGCTCTGCACCTTCGGCTCGACCGGCTGGAACCACGATGCCTTGGTGCCATCGGGCACTTCGAATACGTCGCCCGCTTCGCGCAGCTTGCCGAAATAGCCTAGCCGGGTTGCGATCACTTTCATGTCGCCACCCCGTTATGCAATGCGCGGGCTATCCGGCTTCGGCGTGTTCTGCTGGAAGCCGGCGACGAGTTGCGCGGAGAACTTGCCAGCCGTCAGCGGCCCAGTGCCGACCGTGTAATACACGCGGCAGTAACGGCGCAGACTGGTCGGCATCGGGATGACGATCTGCCTGCCCGCGCTCAAGGCGGTTTTCGGAATGGCCGCCGTGACCGCAACATCGGCAAAGCTGGAGTTATTCGCCGAATCCTGGACCGAGAACGTGACAGTCGCTGCGCCAGCGGCCGTCACTGACTCGCTTACGGTGATGACCATGTAAGTGTCACCGATGCCAATATCCGGGGTCGCTTGGCCAAAGTCGATGACGTCGGTCGATGCGGCGCTGGCGGTCACGGTCTGATTGTCCGACACTTGAAGAAATTTGTCGATGATCATGATAGGTGTCCTTTCAAGGAGCGTTACGGGTTACACCACGCGAGCTTCGGTCAACAGTAGGGCGTCGGTGCGACGGCAGGGGATACCATCGAACGTGACGACCTTTTTGCCGGCGACGTCTTCCATGGTCAGCGTCGAGGCCGCCACTTTGTTGGCGATCTGACGGCGCAGGAAGCTGCGAATCCTGCGCGGCATGTAAAAGGCCGGTCGGCCCATGCCAACATTCGGGATCAACTCGATGGCTTGCGTCATCAAGTCAATGAGGTCGGCGCCAGAGCTGGCGTTTTTGGTCAGGTCTGACACGTCGATATTGGCGATCCGCACGACATAGCGCCAGTCACGCAGGGTCAGACCAATGTCCCACTTGTAGTGAGTTCGGTAGCCCTGATAACGCCCACCTGCGGAATCCAGTAGCGTGTGCTCGCCCAGGTCGCGGGATTGCAAGCCCGCTTGCGATCCCTTCGGGTAGATCGTATGGCACGTGTTCGGACCCCAGGTGATGAGCCAGATCGACGCGTTATCGCTGCCCGTACCGCCAGCGTCGATGATGTTCATGGCGTTTTCTGCCGACAGGCTGTTGTAACGCGGGGCCAAGCCCATGAACTTTTCCGGGTCAAGGCTGGAATCGCCATAAAAGAGCGTGGTCGCCATCGTCTGGTTCATGCCCTCGATGAAGGCGCGATCTTCCGAGAGACGCCAAGCGGCCGAATTGCCGTTGAGGTCGGCCAAGGCCTTGTCGACTTCGGCGTATGTTTCCAGCATGCCCATGCTGTCTTTGACCTGCACGGTGCGCGATTTCTCGGGCTGCACGCCATAGTTCAGCTTGCGCCAAGTGCCGGTCGGCAGGCCGGACCGAACGGTGGTTTTATGCTCGGTGAAACCGTTGGCCTCGATGACCGTCATGTCGTCGAGGATTTCATTGGTTTCATTAAGCATTTCAATGATCTGCGGATCGATCTTGCCGTCCGAGGTCATGCGGGCCGACACATCGGCCAAGGTAGGATTGAGAGTCGAAAGCGTTGGCATTTTGCTGTTCTCCTTTTACGGATTCATGTTGGATGCTGCATACAACCGCCGCGCATCGGCCTGGCTAGTCTTACCAGATTGCCCCGATATGAAGCGGTCCTCACTGATTGCCTTGCCGGCCCGGTAAAACACCCGGATGACTTCCGGGTGGTTGCCCAAGCCGGATGCTTCCAGCAGCGTGCGCAGTTCAGGCGTGGCGAAGGTGTCAAGCGCCTTTTTGGCCACGCTCAGGTTCTCGGCCAGTTTCTCGCCGCCGAATTCCTTGTCGGTTTTGGCGGCTTCGGCCCAGTTTTCGCGGGCCGCTTGTAACTGCTCCGACTGGCGCGCGGCGATAACCGGTGCCATCTTGTCGAGTACCTTTTGCGCCTTGTCCTGGGGCAAGTCCAATTCCTTGGCGACGGCGGAAAACGCGTCGATCACGGCGTCGTCGAACTGCACACCATCGGGCGCTTTGAACTCGTAGCGCTCGGGCGCGCCTTCCGGCTTTTTCTCCTGCTCGGCGTCAGTCTTGGTACCCTCGGCCTGTTGGCCTTGGGTGCCTTGCCCTTCGGTCGCTGGCTGCTGTTGGCCGCCTTCACCCGCACCAGTAGCGGATTGCTGGGTGGCCTGTTCAGATGCGGTCGTGCCTTCAGTGGTCGTTGCGGCTTCCGTCATCAGCGTTTCGGTTGTCATGGATCTGTTCCTTCACCATTACGGGATAAAGCTCTGGGCAAAGCGTGTGGATTTGCGCCAAGAGGCGTAAGCCTTCGTTCCTGTTTCCCTCGTTGAACGCCATCGTCATCGAGTTCGTGTTGAACGAAAGCCGAAACACACCGGCTCGATCCAGAAAGCGCCACACGATGCGGCGCCCCCGCTTGCTGCTCATGAGCCATTTGAAATCGGCCTCCTCAACATCCTTGGCCAGTTTGGCGCGCAAGTCGGCATCGGCCTTGGCTCGCTCTTGACTGCGAATGTCGGTCGGGTCGTAATTGCTCATGCGCGTAGCCTATGCGAGTGTTTTCACGGTACGCGCACCTTATCGCCTTATTCGTCGTCGGGCGCGAAGCAGCCAATTGGCACCGATATTGACCACGGCATCAATAAGGCGGCCAAGCGCGGTCAAATGCCTGGCGCGAAAGTGCCGTGATCGGAAGTGTTCAAGCGCCATTGACAACAACTGCCGTGCGGTTGCCGCTGGTATCGACCGTGCTCACCACGCGGGCGGTAGTTCCATCCAGCCCGACGAACGTTTCGATACCCGTGCCTGCCCCGCTCACCTTGCCGGCCAACACAGCGGCCATGATGCGCAGGACTTCGCGCATGGTCTTGCCATCTTCTACCACGCCAAGAAGCGGGTCGCCTGCCGCCCCGGCTGCGGCGAGAAGGTCTTGCGCTTCGGTGCCGCTGATCACGTGTTCCCAGACGGCAGCTGCCAAGCCTTGCGGCGACAGGTCGGTGAACGGCGTCCATTCGCCTGCCATCGAAAGCAGCCCGCGAAGATCCGACGTGCCGGATACTTGCGCCACATTGCCGATGCCATCAAAGGGCACGATCATGGCAAGGATGTTGCCGTCGCCTGTCAAGGCGACCGTGCACAACCCGTCAAGCCCGATGGTCAGTTTCAGGACAAGATTATCGCCGGCCAGTGTGGCAACGGCAGCAGCGCCCTCCATGCCGACCACCAGCGATAAGCCGCTTTCGCCGGTCATCTCAACCACGCCGACGGTTCCGCTGATTGGGGCGCCTTGCAGCAGATTGCCGCTTGCCTCATAGGTGGCGATGACCCGCAAAGCCGACATGCCACCCGCCAGGATGGCAGGCACGGTCCCTTTCACGTCGTAGCCATCCGGCGTACTTGCTGCGCGGGAAAAACTCGCGTTCACAAAGCGGTTTATCCGGTCCCCTTTGGCCTTGAGTCTGGCGTCGAGTCCCGGTGCAACGCCAAAGCCCTTATAGGTGCTCAGCGTCATGTATCTGCCGTTGGGCCACAACGCCATGGATTACCCCCAGACCACTTCAAGCCCGCCGGCAAACGTGGTCGCGCTGGCCGTGGCGGCGCCGGCGCCCCACAGCCACGTCAGGCAGGCACCATCTTTAATTTCCGGCAAGCTCGGAATCTGGTTGAGCAAGTCCTTTTCTGTCATCAACCCGGCCACGGAAAGCGTGATGGTCGCGAGCGGCCGAGCCAGTACAAGGGCACAGGTGCCCGTGTTGGCTGCCGACATGGTGACGTTTTGCACGGAACGAATGCCCGTATCGCCGGAAGCGAGCGGAAGAAACGGGCCATAGTTGTTGGCAGCGGTGCCGGAGTGGGCGATGTGACCGGAAATAGCCGATGCGGTCATGGCAACGGTGACAGGCAGCGTTCTTCCGGAGGTATTCGCTTGATTGGTGTACGACATCGTGACGTTCTGCGCGGTCGCGCCTGAGCCCGACGTCTGCACCAGGAAGGCGCGCACCCCTTCGCCGTTGGTGTA